GCAGTTCCGTGGAGCCGGTTCTGCGATGAATGTGGACAGAGATGGTGGGAAGAGGAGGACTGACATGAAGATATTAGAAGATGAAAAGACTGACAGATTTGGAAACTATCCCATATGGATAAAGGGAAAGGATGCAAACCCACAGAAAATACATGAAGAATTATACAGGAGATACGGCGGGCAGGGGTACAAATTCGCAATAGTATTTGACTGTTCCCCAGACGAGTGGGAGGGCCCGGATAAAGAAACACCAGTATATTTTCTTGACACTATACTGGATGAACTAATCTTTTATTGCGGACCGGAAGAAGTGAGAAGGAGGTTGGATGAACTGACATGCAGGAATTAGAGAAGATTCTGGAAGAAATAGAACATCTTGAAAAAATACAGTTTTCAAGTTATACGAAACCGCTTATTACGATAGAAGATGTTGAAAAAATCATCCGCAAGCACATGAATGACGGCTGGATTCCGGTGGAGGAACGGCTGCCTACACGAGAAGAATTTCTTAAAGATGATGGCAGATTCATTCTCGATGACGGAAATAGACGGTATCAGGGCTTGTTTGATATTTATGATGGCAAGTTTAAATTTTCAAGGCATATAAGCGGAATCCATTATGAACTGTTTGAGGATAAATGTGTTATCGCATGGCATCCACTTCCAGATCCATACCGACCAGAGAGGAAAGATGGTTGCAGTAGTTGCAACCATCTTTATGGTATTATCAATTTGGTATGGTATCTGTTAATGTAGCTGAAATTTAGTCAAGAATCATTAAGATTATGCAATAAAGAAAATATATCTCTTCGAGAGATATATTTTCAAATTATATAAAAGAATCATTTTTTATGGTTTTCGAGGATACATTCACGTTTCCTACAAAATCAATATTTTGCAGATAATCAACAATAATGTCTAATTCATCTTGATTATGTGTATAAATCTCCAAATGTTTCGAGTTGATAAGCGGATTATCATCTGCAAACCCTTCTGCCGCATCCTCATTTCCCGCAAAATAATCGTTTTGAAATTCTTCCCAAGCATCGTCAGAAGAAATGTACTTAATATCTTTCACTTCTGCTCTGGAGGCAAGTGTGTCATACAAATTCTGTATCTTTACTTCTATATCTTCGCCAGAAGTATCTTTGAAAAAGGCAGTGCAACAATAATTGGTATTATTTTCAAGAAATTCGGGGCTGATATCATCTTCAGTTATTTCTTCTCCGTTTGTATTATGGTATACATGTCCTCCGATGACAAGATCAGCCTGCATATGCCAGGTGGAGTGTGTATTGTTGTCCATATTCCAATTTAAGGTCTCAAGGGTTTCTCCTGTTAAATTAGAGAGCTTTAACATATTATCACTATCAATCGTCCATTTGTATGTCCCATCATAAAAACTATTAAAACCGACTAGTTTCCGGTCAAAGGACTGATCCTCGTAAAATGTCAACAATACATTATTTACAGCACAATACCAGCTTCCGGTAATATCTACTTCTTTAGGCTGACATGAACTGGTAAATAACAGCAAAAAGAAAGATAAGAAAATAAAAGATAATTTTTTCATAATTCTCATTCCTTTAAGACATCGTAATATATTTTATACTATACTTTTTTTAAAAGAGAGTCAACCATATCATCATCAGCCGAATATTGTAAAACACATCATGTTAATGTTAAATACATTAGAAAGTGGTCAGAGATTGGAGTATGGAGAGTGAAAAAAACCCATTAAACAAAGAATTAAAAACGTGTGCGTTTTGCGGGGGTAAAGCAACAACAGGATATACAATAAACGACTATAGCCGATAAGGAGTTCAATGTGAAAAGTGCGGTTGTTGCGTAGAAGTTAATGACTTGGAAGAAGATGATACGGAAGAATGGTTTAAGAAGAAGGGAATCCATAAGAAAAAGTTGATTAAATAATTTTAAAAGGCATGTTTTTTGATGTGAAAATCGCGTCTTTTTAGATCACTTTTTTCAGATTCCCAGGAAAACTTTTCGAAAAAAAGATCACACCCTATTTTGAAAAGGGCAAAAATCTGGACGCTGGAACAATTATTCATTCCGACGTCCTTTTTCTGACAATTCCTATATATCATTTAATCTCGTATGATACCGCTGTGACGCTCCGTGGGACGATTCTAGGCTATTTATATAGATCGGTCTATGTCTGTTAATGTATGCAGTAAAAGTGGCTCAAATCGTGTTACACACAAAGAATAGCATTAAAACTGCGAATCGTCAATAGCTTGGTAAGCAATCCGAAAAAGGCAGGTGTTACCCTGCCTATGTTATAATTTCTTTTTGCGTCTCCGGTGATCCACTTAAAGCAGCCTTATACGCTTCCAGCGTCTGCGCAAAGATTCTGCGGTCCTTATCTGTTGGTATTTGTGTATATAGCGACATGACGTACCTTTCTCCCTTTTTCCCTGGGGGCTGGGAAATATTCTTTCTGATCTGCCATCTTCAGAGCCGGGAGATCATCCCACGGCTGACGGCCATTTCTGGCCGTTTCGGCTATGCAATTTTTGTATCTGTCCAGATGTTCAGAATCTGACGGAAGCGGTTTTCCTCGTCCGTGGAAAAGTTCCCATCTGCAAGATGAAAGATAGCTTTTTCTCCGTGCTTCTCATTCAGATCTTGGATAAAGTTAAAAAATTCCTCGAATCTTTCCAGATCCTCTACTCGAAGAAGATACCGCTTTATCTCCTGATTAGGTAGATACGGCAAGAAAGAATCTTCTGCAACTGTCGGATTTGGGAAGAGCCCGAAAATCCGGATCTTGCTTTTCTTGTCATCTTGCGTAATCCTGTCGATCATGCTAACTACTGCGTAGTTCATTGTTTTTGTATAATCTTTTTTCATTGTGTTATCGCCTCTCTATTTGGTTGTTTGGCTTGCCATCGTCAGCGGAAAAGTTGCCATCTTTCCCGGACGCCCTCGGAAGGGCGTTTCGGCTTAAAATCCCCCGTGTTCTCGTATATATTTTATGTGTTCGTCTAATGGTAATGGTTTATATACCTCTTTAGCATTTGGGTTTGGTCTGTATATATGCAATGTTTCGCCATCGTTCAGGATATAACAATCAACTATGCTGCCGTTTGAATGACCCTTGATTTTCTTTGCACTTTCTGGGATTTCTGAAAGACTCCAGAACCCGCCGTCGCATGGATTATCTAATTTCCTGTTTACTCTGTATTTTCTCCATGTTCCGCACTTCGGATTAAAAAACCATTGATTTTCTTCTTCCAGTTCAATTTCCAGCCCTGCAAAGTCAAGGAATCTTTCTAGTTGTTCCCAATTGCTAAATTCTGCAAAATACCATTGCCAGCCATCATGAATGATAATAGGGCTTCTGTGTCGCTCCGGATCGACGTTTTCAATTGTTGTAATATACATTTCAGACATTGTTTTTTACCTTTTGCCCTGCTATAATAAAGGCATCCTTTCATTTTTTTGATTGGTGCCGGTTCCGTGGTTGCTTGGTAGGCTTTGCGGAATCGGCTTTTTGTTTTCCTTTGTTGATATTATCATATCACTAATATTAGTGAATGTCAATGCTAAAATCACAAATATTTGAGAAAATTTTATTGACTTTTTCTGCACAAATGTTACTATATAATATATAGAAATCAGACAGGGGGAAAACGGATGCTACAATATAAAATAGATGTGATAAAAGAATTAAAAAATGTAGGAATAACGACCACAACGGCGAAAAATACAGGGATTTTTGGGCAAGCGACAATGAAAAAATTCCGGGAAAATGATACTACTATATCATTAGACAATCTGAACCGCCTTTGCGCCGTTCTGGAAATGCAGCCGCGGGATATATTAAAATATGTAGAAACGGACGAGGATAGAGAAAAATATATCTCAAAAATCAGTGAAAACTTTATTGAAAATCACAAAAAATAGTGATATTATATAATTGTCCCAAGGGAACAGAGGACAATACCCCGAAAGGGAGAAAGGAGGGTGAGAAGTGATTGACATTGACGAATTAAGAAAGATAAACAAGCCGGAAAATATAGCAGTAACAGAACACGCAAGAATTAGGCTGATTGAAAGAAATATAACAATGCAGGACGTTATAAAATGTATAGAAACAGGGGAAATAATAAAGCAATATAAAGATGATAAACCATTCCCTAGTTGTTTGATATTAGGCATATCTATAAACAATAGATATTTGCATATAGTGGTTAGTATGGATAATAGTTTTATACATTTAATAACGGCGTATTATCCTAATTTGGAACAATGGGAACCGGATTATAAGACCAGAAAGGGGCGTTAATATGAAATGTTTTAAATGTGGTGCAGGAATGGAGAAAAGCACAACAACAAGTGTAACTGATTTAGGGAATTGCCTTGTTATCGTTCGAAATGTGCCTTGCTATAAATGTTCTGAATGTGATGAAATTTTTTATACTGGTGATGTTGTGGAACGACTCGAAAAGATTATTGATACAGCTAAAAAAGTAATGCAGGAAATTTCAATCATCGATTACACAAAAGCGGCATAAAAAATAACCCCGGAGCAATCCGGGGATTTTTATGTCTAGCACTATATATAATACCAAATATGGTAAAAAAGTATTGACAAATCTATATATAGCGGTGTATTGTTGTGATTAACAGATAAAATAAATTAATACGATTAAATCTGCCCAATTCCCGGCGGTGTGAGAATGGACTCGGGAGGTCTTGCAGTGATGCAGGGCTTCTTTTTTTATTCCAGATCCAGAAGAAAGCGAGGTGTGATAGATGCAAAATACAGATATACAGACGATGGATACAACAGCGAATAAACTGGAGGTATATAGCGACAGCATAGAGGAATCTATATCTAATTATTGTATAGATCACAATCTTAAAACTGAGGATTTATATAAAATAGATCAGAGTAGATGGAATAGTGTTTTACTGTATGTATATAAACAGGTATTTAAACCTACACCAGATAATAACCCTAATTATAGATATAATGGTAAATCTAATATAGATTACAGTAACAAGGAGTTATTAAATAATATCTGCGATATATATATTAATCTCTGTTATGAATACAGTAAAGAAGTGTCTATCATGGGTTTTAGTAAACTGACAGGGATTAGTGTAGATACTATTTATGAATGGTTAAATGAGGGTACGGTTGAGCGTGGTTCGTCCGAGGTAGCGAAAAAGTTGAAAGCAGAAAGGGAGGAGTCTTTAAGCGTCCGTTTAGTGTCTGGAAAGGGAAATCCAGTTGGTATATTGGGCATCTTAAACAGGCATTATGGGTGGAATATGGGACAGCCAAGAGGGCAGGAACAGAGGCAGACAGCCCCATCAATACCAGATATGGCCCGCAAATATGGCATAGATCAAGCGGATCAACGGCAGATCCCGAAGTTCCCAGAGGCTAAAGAGACAGATAATTGATTAAAGTGATTGATAATTAAACTCATATAGACGCCAGGAACATTAAAACAACAATATATTGTATGCGTAAACGATAGGACACAATATATAGATCGAAGTTATTCGGACAAATACTTATTTATCCGCTAAACTCTGGATCGGCTCTTCAATCACTCAGGGCCAGAGCACATTTTTAGAAAGTGGACCGCCATGGGGTGGGGGGTCTAAGGGGCGAAGCCCCGGAGGGGTTAGGTGAGTGGGTCAACCACATAAAAAACAAAAAGGCCACATCAGAGGAGAGGATCTTATGACAGAAGAACAGTTTAAGGAAGCAAAAGAAAAGGTTAAGAAATACTCTGACATTCAGAGTTGCATCGATAGATTAAAGTTGGATAAATATCATATAAGTCGAGGAGTTATGTATATGACTGTTGCTCCATGTAAATCCGAGATTGACTGTTGCGGTAGGCATGAAGGGTTTCATAATGGACTAACAGATGCGATTTTGCAGTTCTATGATTGTGAGATTGAACGATTACAAAGGCAGTTGGAGGAATTGTGATGAGTGGAAAATGTTATGGGACATGTAAATATGGCATCTACAATGAGATGCAGGGCTATGTTTGCGTGAATGGAGATAGCGAGTATGTGGCTGATTTTGTCGAATATGGTCATACATGCGAAGACTGGGAAGGAGAAGACGATGACGAGCATAACTAGACTGTCCGAAAAATGTCGAAAATGTCCATTCGTTTCAAAGTGTTCTAGGAAACGTCTGGAAGCAAAAGGATACATAGAACCAAACTTTGCTATGTCGGCCGCAATACCAAGTGCTGCGGAAATGGTTCAGCCAATGGCGGTAAAACATGATTACCGGGATATTAAGATTGACAAGGACGCAACAATTACGATTGATTTGGAAGAGTTGAAGCGTCAATTAGAAAAAGATTTTTACAGGCAAATGGGAATAGGATTTTATCCAGGAGCGTGATGAGATGAACAAAGTGAGGATAATTAGTGATGAAGAAGAATTAATAAAAGCTGGAAAGAGTGTCAAAATTGATAAGACAAGGTGCTTTGTGAACAATGTGGAGATTCCGATGGTTATATCAGCAGATTTCCATGCTTCAGTTGATGAAGTTCCGGAGTTTAAGTTTAAAGTGGTGGGTAGGCCAGATATTGAGACATTTGGGATGGTCACTTTCGATTTTTCATCAGAGAATTTATCCGATGCCTGCCTGATCGTTTCCGAGGAACTGCAAAAACACGAAGATTTCTACAAGGCGTTTGTGGTAAGTGTCCAAACGGCACTTAAAGAAATACCAGCAAATGTTGAGATATGGACAAATGAACTGGCAGAAAAGATTGTTCGGAGAATAGCCGGGGAGGAATAGAAATGTACATGGCATTAACTGAGAAACAGGCGCAGGAAATTAGGAAGAGTGGTATGTCGGTGATTCAGTTCAAAAACGTAGCGAGAAAGATTCATCACTTTTTCAGATACACGCTTTCCGAACTGGTAGACATGGCGGTGAGAGCCATTAAACTTGCGGTGCAAGTAATAACAGATGTTAAGGATGATATACGGCTTGCGCTTGAAACTATTCGTGGTGCATACGATTATCCCACATCTCGCAGATATAAGTTTGTGAAGAGCATGGAAAAACTCGGATATGACAAGCGAGAAGTGTGGAGAGCAACACGTCATACATGGCTTGCAAGAAGTAATTGTTAAGGAGGATCAGCATTATGGAAATGTTAAAAGGAGTTTTGATTACATTTGATGTAATTTTGATGATGATTTTCTTTGGAATTGCTGTTTATTCGGTAATACGGGCAAAGAAGAAAGATACGGCAACCGCAATTGTGTGGGATCGTTGGAGTTATAATCGCTTTGAACGAGGCTTTCATTTTTCTTGCGTAGTTTGAAGTTGGTCTCATATGTCATTGCATAGCGTTGGTATGAAGAGTTGGAACAAATATGCCGGGAAAGAAAATGCTTGTGAAAAGGGTGCATCAAGTAGCAAGTACCGCACACGTCACTAAATACCATACCGGCGTGTCACCTTGTATGAGGGCGTGTGCAAATATGTTTCCGCTTACAATTACGCTGTCTGTTTACAGGCGGTCTATGGTTGGGGTGGATAATTGGGGAGGTAGCTAAATTGGCAGAGCACTGAAAGCCGGATGTAACTATGTGCAGAAGATACTGGTTCGAGTCCAGTCCTCCCATTTTCCCACTAAACAGGATATGCGACCTACTAGCTAAATCCTGTAAAAAACTTTTCCAGAGATCAAGGCCACAGGAGTTAAGGAGTAGTAAGCACTCAATTCTGGAAAATCCCCGGAAGTAATAGGAGCCTAAAACGGACATGTGGTTTTATATGGGGATACGCACACAACGCCAAAAAAACGATAATTCAAATATTCGTGTCGATGTTACAAACTAAGTTGTGTGTTCTTGGCTTATTACATTGAGCCGGATAATCAATGTACGCCGAGAGCTCTTGATGGAATGGCGAAAAGGCGTAAAAACAAAACCATCTGCGGAGCGACCGCACAAAAAACAATCAACGGGTATTTTGGCGAGTCGTTGTAAATAAGAGCCAGATAGTGTCACGCATGGCACGATAAATACATTGCTAACCGTCGAATGGCGGTTATGGGAAGTAAGCTAATCTAGTGAAAGCGTCTGCCTGAAGAGCAGAAAAGCCGGGAGCGGAAACCGGACTTCCCATTTTGTTGGGAAATCCGTCGAGTTATAAATGTGGGCGACGGACAAGGTTTCAGAAAGAGAGCATAAGGGATTAGGAAACCAAATTCATTCTGCTTTGCGGCACCGTGCCAAGGTGGAGTCGGTATATAAATACGCCTAATAACAACGCCATAAAAGTAGCTTGAAAACTGCACAGCCCTTGCAGACAGAAAATGGGCGGTGGATAGAAGTGGAACTATATAGCAGAGCAAGGTTCGATTCCTTGCTATCCATTATAACGGGTGGCATAGGTTGGTAAGGCTGGTTCGATTCCAGAGGAGATACACCCAGCGGCAAATGGATCTCCGCTTGGCAATGCGATAATTGCCATAAAGGCTTTGCGTACTGGGCCGATCAAAGATTAGCCGATAGGAACATAGCTCAATTGGTAGAGCACCCGGCTTATATCCGGGCGGTTGCGGGTTCGATTCCCGCTGTTCCCATTTTGAACTTTGATAATTGAATATTGATAGTTGGAAGTGTATACTTGTTATATAATACTTACGGAGGATGAAGATGTCTGAAGATTTTATTCGTGAAATTGTGGAGAGTGCCATAAGGGATGCTGTATCAGAAGCAATAGAAAAAGAATGTTCTGATGAAGAAGTGAAAAATCTGATTAGTTCTGAAAATATTTCAAAAATCTGGAATAATTTGTTGGAAGAAGCTTCAAATGATTCAATTGATGTAATAGAAAATATTATGTATGAAAAAGTATTTGAAGATAGAAATCTTTCGGATGAATTTATAGCAAGGCAAAATCAAAAATGGGGGAAGGCTTTTGTTGCTTCGGAGGCTATGTACCTATGTGTTTTAGAATCTGCAGGAAAATATAATGAATATGTGCAGGAGACTTATAAAGGGAAAGTTAGTGCCTTATATCATGCTTTGAGAATCATACATGGGAGAGCTATGCAGGTATATTTGGAAATTTTATGTCTGATTAAAAATGGATTTGCCGATGGCGCTTATGCAAGATGGAGATCATTATATGAACTAAGTATTATTTCTGCATTTGTTTTTAAATATGGAGAAAAAGTCGCTGAATCTTTTATAAAATCTGCAGATACCGATGACCGTTATGAATGGGCCAGGGTTGCGGATTGTTTTAAATCATATAATAAGAAATATGTCACATTCAGTGCAATACAGTCTAATTGTGAAATTGCAACAAAAGAATGGAAAAAAGAATACAGTTTTGTTAATCAGTTGGTTCATGCATCACCACAGGGAACTGTTTATAGACTGTGTGGAGATACTTCTAAAATTATCCCGGTTGGACGTTCGGATTGGGGAATGAGTATTTCCGCTGTACATTCTGCAATTTCATTATCAGAAATAACTTCGGATTTCTTTTCAGTATTTCCACATGGTGACAGCATTGTTGCTATGGCATCGTTTCACAAGTGGGTGGAAAAAATAGATCAATACTATAAAGAAGTTGAAAAAGAGTGTTTTTGTGAAGATGATACTTCAGATTTATAAAATAATTTTTTAACCAGCTATCAATATTTGATGGTTGGTTTTTTATTGCCAGAAAGGATGTTTTTATGGATTGTCCGAATAAGGATTGCAAGTATTATGTCAAGAAAGAAAAAGATTACCGCTTTTGTGGATTTTATATGCGTGGCATGGGTGGATATTGTACGCGAGGATATTGCGAAGTGCAGCAACGCAAAAAAAAGAAAGTAGGTGTGCTATGAATCCAGTTAAATTTCCAGAACAAAACAGCATATTCCGTTATCCGGATTGTTCGGATCTGCTGGCGCTGCACATACACAATGAAGATTTCGACACGGATGAAGTGATCTCCTGCTGGGAGTTCTCAAATGAAGAGCTTATTCAAATTTTGAAAGATATTCAAAAAGGCAAACGACCGCAGATATTCTTGTCAGTAATTGGCGGTCAGCCGCCGGTGGCGCTGTATATGAGAGGTGAGTGAAAATGTTCGATTTAGAAAAGGCACGACAAAAGGGAATCAGCGAATATCAAATCAAGATTATGCGTGACATCAATGAAAATACCATAAAAGAAGAAGCGTGTAGCAAGCACGATTTTGAGAAAGTGAAAGTGGATTTGCTTTACAAATATCGTTGTAAAAACTGCGGATGCATTGAGGACGTTTCGTTTGTAAAAGGATATATGAGAGGGTTAGAGCATGGAAGAAATTAAAGACGGCTGGTATTACTGCCCCCACGGGCACAAAACAGCACAGAAAATAGAGAAAGATTCAAGCATGAAGAATACGCCGATTTACTGTAAGCATTGTAGATGTGCGTATTATCCAGTGATTAAAGATGGGAGGATTCAAAGGTATGGAAGCGCAAGGGAAGTTAATGGTTAAGTGTAAAGTATGTGGACAAGGCTTTCCGCCTAACATTGAATCACATTATAAGGTCAGAGATATAGAGGTGACAGGGCTGTCCACAATTAACAGAAAAGAAGAGGTTAAGTATTATGACGCTTTTGATTGTCCATATTGCGGATGCCAGGTAATAGCACAGGAGAGAAAACATAGCATCAAATAATTATAGAGCCAGAGCTAACGGGCCAGAGCCGATTAACTTGTAGAAATTACAGGTTGTCGGCTCTTTTTTGCGTTATGGAGGGAAATTTACGTGATATCAGGAAAGAACACACGAATCATTAATGCGATACAAAAACTGAATCCGGGATACGAAACGCTCAATGATCTGTTTGGCATGGCGAGGGCCGTATTTGAAGAGGACGAAAGGGAGCTTCCGTATTGTTTGAAGCTGACAAAGTATGTAAAAGACATGATTGCGTGTCTGCCGCCGTCAGATCATTTGAATGGGCTGTATTGGAATGTCCTTCTTTGGGAAGCACCATACTTGTTTGAGAGTTTTCTTCTGTACATGGAGAAAAACAGACCGTTCAAGAAGAAGTTTTACGAGCCGAGGGCGAAAACACTGAAAATCGTTGTTGACGATCTTCAGGATCTGGAAGATGGCGTAATTGAATTCTATGGATTGTCCATGCCTCCACGAGTTGGAAAGTCAACAATCTGTATCTTTTTCTTTGCATGGATCTGCGGAAAACGCCCGTTCAGTCACAATGCTATGAGTGGTCACAGTGGTATTCTGGCAGACCGATTCTATAACGACATTATAAAACTGACGGAAAACGAGGAGTACACATTCCATGAGATTTTCCCAGATGTAACTCTTGTGAGTAAATCTTCTGAGAAGAACGAACTATTCTATGACGATGTAGAGAGTTTTGCCACGGTGACTTGTCGTGGTATTGATGGAACATGGACTGGTGCCGTTGACATCAGCGGTGACGGTTATCTGTATGTGGATGACTTGGTTCGGGACCGCAAAGAATCATTAAGCCCGAGGCGACTTGAAGGACGGTATCAGGATTACCTCAATATTCTTGTTGACCGTAAGAATGATGGATCTAAGGAATTGATGGTTGGAACCAGGTGGAACGTAATGGATCCACTTGGACGAGTAGAGAAAGAGTTCAAGAATGATCCGCGTTATCGTTTCCGTAAGATACCGGCGTTGAATGAACAGGGAGAATCAAATTTTGATTATCCGGTTAAGGGCTTTTCCACAAAATACTATCAAGATATGAAAAAGAAACTTGATAAGAATGAGTGGGAAGCGAAATTTATGCAGAACCCATTTGTTAGAGAAGGACTGCTGTTTCCGGAGAATTCATTGCTGTATTACAATGGTGTATTGCCAGAAGGGGACCATAGAGTTGCTTCTGCGTGTGATATTGCGTGGGGAGGCGGTGACAGTCTGTCAATGCCAGTCGGCTATGAATATGAGAATGGTGATGTTTATATTCCTTCCTGGATATTCAACAAAGGGAAGAAAGAAGTCACTTTACCGCTTGTTGTTGGAAAAATCATGGGAGAGAAGATTCGACAGATCCAGTTTGAGGGAAACAACGGCGGAGATATGTACCGTAAATATGTTGATGAGAAATTGCAGGAGATGGGATATAAGTGTAGCTGCACTGACAAGAAAGCACCTGGGAACATGGAAAAGATGTCCAAGATTATTGCGTATTCCGGATACATACAGCAGCACTTCATTTTCTTAGAACCGGATTTACAAGACGAAGAATACAGTGAAGCAATGGATGAACTGTGCATGACAGTGCAGATCGGGCAGAATGAGCACGACGATGCGGCAGACGGATTGACACAGCTTGCAATGGCACTTGAGGGTGAATTATACGCACAGTGTGAAGCGATGGAGCGACCGTTTTAGGAGGCATTTATGAGAGAAGAATCTTATGATATTGGTGGTTATCAACGGCTGGCAGTGGCAGTTGTAAAACAGGCCGTTACAGATTATGAAATTGCGCTGAAAAAGCTGAAACGTAACAGAAAAGATATATGGGCATCACAGATGCGTAATGATTGTGAGCGATTTTTTGAAGATGAAATATCAATGTATACAGACATTGATGGGAAAGCAATTATGAATGCAATCAAAAAGAGAGTAGGGTGGTAGTCATGGATAGATCTATCTTTTCAAGGTACAAGCGGAATAAAAGAGAGCTTGTCCTTCTTGAAAAAGCTATTGAGAAACTTGAAAATCGTTTGGAAGATGTACCAATCGTAAACGGAAAAGTTTCCGGATCATCAAAGAATTTTCCGTATATTGAGACTCATATGACCGTACAGATGGCAGAGCCAAAAGCGGCAGACGAGATAAGTGCAAGATTAAGAGATAAGGAGGCACGTAGGGATGTTGTCCTGAAGGAAGTTGCTGAAGTAGAAGCATTTATTTCTAAAATGCCGGATGGGGAGCGGAAAGAAATTTTCAGTATGTTTTATCTGGATGGTGTTTCGCAGAGGGAGATTGCGGATAGTGTAGGGTATACACAAGCGAGGGTGTCGCAGATCATAAACACGGTTTGAAAGATTTATCACATTTATATTTTGGGTATGGTATCATTATAATGAAAAGTTATATAGAAAGCCACGCATGAGCAGGAATATAGCCTCGTGTGTGGCTTTTTTGGTGCAAAAAGTAGGTGAGTAGGTGGAGAATATGTGGCACAAAAATATAAAGTCCTTCCATAAGATGTGCCGTGGTCATTATGGGCGGAAAGTGATTTTCAGTAATGTGAGAGAAGTCAATAGAGAGAATGTTCGTAATGTAATGGGAAATGCTCTTCCGATTCACAACCAGAACAGAAGAGAGATTGATTATCTGTATCACTATGTTGCAGGAGATCAGCCGATTTTGTATCGGGAAAAGGATGTCCGACCAGAGATTAAAAATGATGTTGTTGAAAATCACGCTCTGGAAGTGGTGCGATTTATGACAGCTCAAACCTACGGAGAGCCTATACAGTATGTCAGCACCAAGGATAAAAGCAGTTTATCCGGTGAGATTGATAAGCTGAATGATTACATGAGGGTGCTTGATAAATCATTCTACGATATCCAAATTGGAGACTGGCAGAGCACTTGCGGTACAGCTTATCGGGAAGTGTGGAGCAAGCGCCGGGATGAACTGGAAAAGAATGAACCGGCAATGGGGATTGACTGTGCTGACCCACGGGACAACTTCATTGTGTATTCTTCAAGGCATGGACACAAAGCTCTTGCTTCGTTTTCCCGGTGTTGGGATGAGAATGACGAAGAGTATTGGCTGTGTACGACACCGAAAAGAGTATTTGAGATAAAAGGTGAGAAGATTGTAAGCGATACACCGAACGGGCATGGGCGAATCCTTCTTGTGGAATATCCGAACAATGTGCGGAGGCTGTCTGATGTAGAAATCACCATCACAATGACAGATGCTATTAATCAGATTCAGTCAAACCGTGTAGATGGGATAGAGCAGTTTGTACAGGCTTTTGTAAAGTTTGTAAATTGCGAGATTGATGAAGATACGTTCTTGCGGATGTGTAAGATTGGGGCTCTGAAGGTAAAAACGGTGAATCCGTCCTTCCCGGCTGATGTCGGTATGGTATCTTCACAGCTCGATCAACAGCAGACGCAAACCTCAAAGGATGATCTTTACAAGAATTTTCTTATCATTCAAGGTATGCCGTCCAGAGAGCAGAATACTGGCGGTGATACTGGACAGGCTGTGTATTTGAGAAACGGATGGGATTTCGCAGAGCAGAGAGCAAAGATTGACGAGCCAGTTACCATCAAGGCTGAAAAAGAGTTCCTGCGGATTGCATTGAATATTCTCAAAACGAAGCAGCAGATCTCAGATGAATTGACAATTGCTGACATTGACGTGAAGATCACCAGAAACAATACAGACAATATGCTTGTCAAGTCTCAGGCATTGATCTATTTGCTGGAGAAAGGAATTCATCCTAAGATTGCAATTCGGACCGTTGGGCTTTGGAGCGATCCGGAAAAGGTATATCTGGAATCCAAACCGTATCTGGATGCCAAGTATAAGGTTTCAGAAGAGGATCTGGAAACACAGAGTAAGAAAGCTGAACTGTTCGTGAAGTTTCTTAATGCCGGATTTTCTCCAGAAGAATCCGGTAAAAGATCTGGTTTGGGTGAGGTTGATTCTTCTAAAAACCCAAGTTTCCAGAAGTGGTCATATGATGGAGAAAACGGCGAGGAATAGTGAATGTATGAGTATATAGAGGAAAACGTGGAAAGGTTCAAGAAACAGACGCAGACGGCGTTCAATAATTTCCGGCTGCGCCTGTTAAAGTTCGATGAACTGAATGTTATGCAAGTAAAGACGGAAACGGAAAGCCTTTTCACGAAATTGAAGAGACAGAGCGATAGATTCTACACCGGATTGCTGAACCACCTTGCTGAATCAATGGGATTTGAAGAGGGTAAGTACGATCTGGACGAGTTACTGGAAACGTACAGTGGCACCTTGCTCTATTCCTTTGCTACAGAAATGGAGAGGAAAAGAGAACGGCTCTTTGAGACGATGGTTGCCATTGATGATATAAGTGATCCGGAGATTCTTGCTCAGCAGAAAAAGAACATTCGGAATTGGAATACTCAGGTTGAGGAATTCGGGGTGGATATCGAAAGAAATATCTTTCTCAGTGAGTTGAGAGATCCAGGTATCAGGAAAGTGCAGTGGATGACTGCGGAAGATGAGCGTGTTTGCTCTGATTGTTCCGATCTCAATGGGATCGTTTTTGATATAGATAATGTTCCTCGGCGGCCGCATATCGGCTGCCGTTGTTGGTTGAAGGGAGTGAGTGATGATGGATAACCAGATGCCTGATAAAGGAACACAGAAAAAGCGGGATGATCCGAAACAGGAAAAGAAACCAAGAAAACCAAGTTATTTAAAAGACAGAAAAACTTCAAGCGGTGTTACATTTTGGGGTTAGTTGTCTTTTTTATTTTGCAAGTCCGAGCGTAAGAGGACAGGAACTATGCGGAGCGCACCGTGTTGAAAAAGCGTATGTTCTGAAAAGGAGAGATGAAAAATGACAAGAGAAGATATTAAGAAAGAATTCCCGGATGCTACAGAAGAGCAGATTACGGCACTTCTGAACATCAATGGAAATGACATTGAAACATGGAAAAAGAAAGTACCGAAGAAAGCAGAGTATGACGAACTTCTTCGCAAGGCAGGAGAGTATGACAAGTTGGAAGAAGCAGGTCTGACTGATGAAGAAAAGGTTCAGAAAGCCCTTAAAGATGCAGAGGATGCAAAAGCTGAGTTTGAGAAAAAGACAAATCGGCTGGATGCAGAAAAGATTCTTGTTGGTGCCGGACTTTCCGAAGAAGATTATAAAGACCTGATTGGCGGCATTGTGTCTGATGATGCGGATACTACGAAGTCTATGGCAACAAACTTGGCGAATCTGATTACAAAGCAGAAAGAATCCGCTATCCAGAAAACAAAAGAAGAGTTAATGGATGGAACGCACACTCCTGGCGGAAAGAGCGGTTCCGGAGGTGAAGAGAAAACGGATGCAGAGAAATTTGCGGAATCTCTGTTAGACGGTAAGGAGACCGATTCTCAGAGTGCAGATGAAATTATCGGGAATTACAAGTAGGAGGTAGAAAATATGGCTATTCAGTCTATGGGTAACGAAAATATTACAGTGGCGGATGAAGTGAACATCCTGAAACGACCGGGATTTGAAGCGATTCCTATTACGCTTGATTCTACGGCATTTACAAGTGGAGTGTGTAAAGCTGGTGCACCAATTGGAGCAAACGGAGTCATTAAAAATGATAAGAACTGCATTGGTATTCTGCTTCATGATGTATTGCAGACAAGACCACAGGGGACGATTTTGAAAAAGGCATATGTCAGAGACGCAGTTATTACGGAGCATTATGGGACGGAGATTGATGCTGCGGCGAAAGCAGCACTTCCAATGATCGTCTTTGAGTAAGGAGAGGTAAATAAAAATGATTAATTTGAGTGAAGTATATGATTCTGCGGCGATTGCCGTATATACGAAAAATGATAAAAGCAACAGTATCGCAGACTTAGGTCTTGCATTCTGGCCAAACAAAAGAAAATCATCAATTGATCTGAAATGGATTAAAACACACAACGGACTTCCAGTTTCTCTTGCACCGAGTAACTTTGACGCAAAAGCTACTATTCGTGCAAGAAAGGGATTCGGAATCAATAAACAGGAAATGGCATTCTTCCGTGAAGCAATGGTTGTTTCCGAACATGACAGAATCGAACTGGCGAAGCTGTCCGATGTATCATCTCCATTCGTGAAAGACGTTGTTGCGAATATTTTCAACGATGTAAAGACGCTTACAGATGGCGCCAATGTCGTTCCTGAGAGAATGAGAATGCAGCTTCTCTTCCCAGAGACTGGCGGACCGTCTATTTACATTTCCAGTGATGGCGTTGTGTATCAGTACAACTATGATGTAGATGGGAAATGGGCGAAGAACAATAGAAAGACGCTGAGCGGAACAAGACTGTGGGCAAACACAGAGACGGCGAAACCGCTCGATGATATTGCCAATATTATTGAGAATGCAAATGAGCCGATTAAGTACCTTGTTATGTCTCAGGCTGAAATTAACCTGCTGATGAACTGTAAGCAGGTACAGCAGGCGATTCTTGCACAGAACCCGACAGCGAATGTTTATATGACAAATCAGCTTGTCAAGAACCTGATTTCTAATCTGCATCCGGGCGTAGAAATTCTTGTATACAAGAAAAAATACAAGGATGAAGCGGGAGTAACTCATCCGTTTGCTCCAGATGGATTTGTAGCGTTCGTTCCGGAGGGAAATCTCGGAAGCACATGGTTTGGTATGACTCCGGAAGAACTGGCGAAAATGGAAGCGAAAGACGTTGATGTGACAATTCTTCCGTCTGGTGTGGCTGTCGCAGTTGTTACTACATATGATTCCACTATGCAGACAATGACGGTTGTTGCGGAAACACTTCTTCCGTCTTATGAAAGAATGGATTCTGTGTACCTTCTGGAAACAGGAACTGTAGATGATGCTACAGATGGTGAAATCGGAGAACTGGATGTAACAAGTGGTGCAAGTGCTTCAGAAATGGGAAAAACAGAAATTACTGTTGATCCGGAACTTACAGAAGGAAATTCTTACCGCTATAAGGTAGGAAACAATGTGACTGTGCCGGAATACGGAGCAAATGTGCGGATGTACAGTGCATGGGATGGTGAATCCGAAATCACAGCAGAAACAGGAAAGAAAATTCTGATCGTTGAGTGTGATGAATCATACGGAGCTGTGAAAGCCGGAATTGCCACAGTAACAGCGAAAGATTCATAGGAGTGATAGATTATGGATATTCAGAGTGAAATATGTGAGGATTTAGTGTCTGAACTGAATTTGACGAAAGAGAAAGATAAGGCGGCTATGCTTGTAAAAGTAAAAAACGCTGTTCGAGAAGTGAGAAATCGGCGGAGTTACCCATCGCATTTCACAGAAGCAGACATTCAGAAAGATCTTGGTATGCTTTATTCGAATATCCGTGGACTTGCTCTTTACGATTATAACCAGATAGGAGCAGAAGGGCAGAGCGCCCATTCAGAAAATGGAACATCGAGGACATGGAAGGACAGAGAGGATTGTCTGAAAGGAGTTTTTGCATGGGCAGGATTCTAAGAAGAAAGGTTCGGTGATTCAATATCTCCCGGCGGCAGGGTGAAGTCGCAAAGAAGATCGTGCGTGGAGAGATCCGCAGGGTGCGCCCAGTATTGGTGGTGGGGAGGGCGTAAAATTATTGGAAATTACCATTTTTTCTGATAAAATATAAAATGAAAGGTGGTAATTAATATGCAAGATTCTATTCAATCATATTGTATGAAAATGTTGGAAGCAGCAAGTCCATTACGCATTGAGGAAATGGCACAAGAATTGGATGTTAAGGTGGAAATGGTAAGAAAAGAGTTGGCTTCATTGGTAAGTCAAGATCTTGTGTGTAAGGATGGGGATTTTTATTACATAAACACAAGATATAAAATGGCAGATATAAATAAAATCCAAAAAGAAACGAAAGAACTTAATGAATCTTATAAAAAGGAGCTATGCAAACTGAAGAAGAGATCAAAAAATATAGAAATCAAAGTAAATACGCTTTATATAAATTTTATTACTTTGATGTCTATATTTGTTTCGATTTTTTCATTGATTGCTACAAATGCAAGTATTATATTTAATCTTACACAGGAAAATACTAAAATTGTGTTTGTAGGGATAATAGTAACAAACTTATTTGTTGTTATATGTATAGTAATTCTTTTGATTGCTATTAAAATCTTAATAATAAATCCGATGCAAAAGAAGGAATAGGGAACTGAAATCTATGCGTTCATTAAAGAAAAATCAACGACAACTCTGGTACGCATTGTACCGAGAAAAGATTCCTATTATAGATGAAAATGGAGATGAGACCGGGGATTATACGACAGGGTATAGTTCACCGGTTTCTTTTTACGCAAATCTATCCACAGGGAAAGGTTCAGCGCAGGCGGCAGTATTCGGGACAGATATTGACTTCACACGGTCTATCTCAACAACTGATATGGATTTACCGATTACCGAGACATCGCTTGTCTGGTATGAGACGGAGCCGGGGTTATTGAAAGACGGATCGGCAGATCCGGACACAGCAGACTATGAAGTGTCGGCACCGCCTGCGGATGGTCTGAATGAATTGGTGATTGCGTTGAAAGCGAGGGCGAAGAACGCCCAGTAAGGAGAGAACATGAAGAAATTATTTATTTCACAACCCATGAGAGGGAAAACAGATGAAGAAATTCTTGCGGTTCGTGAGAAAGCCATCGAAACTGCCAAGAATCATATTAGAATATGCGGAGAAGAAGACGAGATCGAAGTTATAGATTCTTTCTTCCAGAACGTTCCAGCAGAAGCAAGGCCGCTGTGGTTTATTGCTAAATCTCTTGAACTTCTGTCAACAGCAGACGTGGTGTATTTCGCTAAAGGATGGGAAGATGCCAGAGGATGCCGTATTGAAAATGAATGTGCCATTGAATACGGCATTGATGTAATTGAGGAATATCCAGACTGCGAACCGGAAGGAATAAATTTCGGGACAGCCCTTGATCTTGCAAAACGGGGCGTAAAAATTGCCCGTGAAGGATGGAATGGAAAAGGACTTTTTGTCGTATATCAGAAAGCATATCCGGAAGGAATCCCGTGCAATAAGCAGACGGCAGAGGCATGGGGAATGAAGGAGGGTGACTTGTTCAAGTGTGAACCGTATTTGCAGATTAACACTGTAGATGGTTCTCATGCGATGTGGGTTCCGTCAATTTGTGATTGCCTTGCTGAGGACTGGGTAATCGTGGAGTAGTCATGCCGAAGTATAAAGCAAACTTATCAGTTAAAAGTTTCCGGAAACTTGCAAAGGACATTCGAGAATACCGGCATAGTTTACAAGATAAGTGCGAAGAGTTTGCTTATCGGATGGCAGAAGAGGGCGTGGCAATCGCCCAGTTAAAGATACTTAGCTTTGATGCTGTGATGACTGGGGAGCTTCTGAACAGCATGAATCTGGAGCCGGGAGACATTGTTTCCAATGGAGCTTCCTATTATATATACACGGATTGCGATTGGGCGGCTTTCGTAGAGTTTGGGACGGGCGTTGCCGGAAAGTCAAATCCTCATCCAGATACCGGGCTTGCGAATTGGAAGTATGATACCAACAATCACGGAGAAGCCGGGTGGTGGTACTTTAATGATGGAGAATGGCACTGGACAAAAGGTATGCCGTCTCGTCCGTTTATGTATGAGACAGGGCAGGAGTTACGGGACATGAGCGTAATAATGAATATTGCACGGGAGGTGTTTGGAAGTGATTAATGTTGAGAACAGGGTGCTTACCAATGTAAAGACCTATATTTCGGATGTTTGCCAGACAGTACAAAATGATAGTGCAAAAAGCCCTGCTTCATTCCCGGCAGTCAGCGTGGATCAGATTGACAACCCGGACACGGCGGTTGATTTGGAGAATGCTGAAAATGCGGTGGTCTCCATGATTGAGATTCAGTCGTTTTCCAACAAAAATATCACGGAAGCAAAGACAATCATCAATAAAGCCTGTGATGGCATGAGAATCATGGGATATGTGAGGCAGTATGGTCCGAAAAGGGTTCAGAATGCAGCAGATACAAATATCTTCCGCATGGTGGCAAGGTTTCGTAGAATCGTGTCATCGGTGTATGAAATAGAGAAATTTGAAACCAAGGAAGCATAAAAGCTTCCTTATTATGCACCGGCGATCGAAAGGGATCGTCGCTGACCGGCAGGAGTTAGTCGGTAGAAAGGATGGTAAACAATGTCAGCAGGATTAAGCACAATTAATACTGTATTAAAGGCTGGTGCTACATCTGGAGCACTTCAGCAACTATGCAAAATTAAAACATATCCACAGTTAGGTGGAGAGCCGGAACAAATCGAAACAACCGATCTTGAGGACACTATGCAGACATTTGTTCCAGGTGTTCAGCAGGTAGAGTCTATGCAGTTTACAGCAAACTTTGATAAGACGAAATACGAAGAGATCAATGAAAGCGCTGGAAAAGAGCAGGTTTATGAACTGAATTTTGGAGAAGGTGGGAAAGACGGTGTATTTTCCTGGAAAGGTCAACATTCCGTCTTCGTAAATGAGGGTGAAGTAAATGGTGTTCGTGAAATGACAATTACGGTTACACCGTCCACTATTATCAATCCGGAAGCTGCGGCAACAGCGTTTCCGAGCGCATAGATTGAAAGTTGGGAGTGATATATGTTGCTCCCTTTTATTTTTATAATTTGACGGAGGAAAAACGATATGAAATTGAAACTTAATCACAAAGTCTATGATGTACCAGAGTTGACCTTTAAACATTTTACCATTATGGAGGAACAGGGATTTTCCATTATCGAAGCATTTCAGAAAGGACAGATGATGCTCTGCTCTATGGGATTTGTTTGTGCTGTTGTTGGATGTGATCGGACAGAGGCGGAACACCTGATTGAACAGCATATTCTTGGAGGTGGAAAGCTTCAGGATATTATCAATGCATTTAGTAAGGCGGTAAATGAATCTGATTTTTTCAAAAAGATGTTCAGCATGAACGAAGAGAAAGCGGAGACGGAGACCGAGGAACTGGAGACCGAGGAAGCGGAGAAGTAATCCGTATTACAAGTTTTAAACAGGGAATCAGCGATGTCTATCTTCCAGTGGCAATCCGATGTGGGATCCCGTATTCGGAATTTATGAATTTGACTCCCAAGATCATGCACATATATGCGAAAGAACATGAAAAGGGGATGCAGAGGCAGGCCGATTTGCTTGATTATTCAGCATGGCTTAATGGACTTTATGTTCTTCGTGCCATAGGTGCGGCGATTGATAATAAGAGCAAATACCCAGAAGAACGGTTTGGTGTGTCTCAGAAAGAAGCGGTAGAGCAGTCAGATGTAGCGTCCATACGATTCGGTGAGTGGGTAAAAGTCTTTAACAAAAATAAAGCAAGCAAGGTGGTGGATTAAGTGTCAGATGAAATTGATAGACTTGAGATAGTAGTCGAAGCAGAAGCGAATAAAGCGAATCGTGCATTGTCTGGCATGGAAAAAAGGTTAGATCGTGTTGCGGATAGCCTTGCTAAAGTCATGTTGCTTGCGAACAAAGGCTTTGACATGAACAAGTTCTTCGGAACTTCCACGGGTGAGAAAAAAGCTGAGCAGCTTGGCAAGAGAATGGCGGATGATCTGATTAAGAGATTCAATCTGGATCGTGCCGGTTCAGAGGTGAAAAGACAGGTCAGAAACCTTTCAAACAGTATTGCCAATGGTCTGTATTCCGGAGGGAAAAATAAAAGCTATATTTCCGACATGGACAAACTTGGTGACGTCATCAAGAGAAACGGGAGTGTAGCAGAGAATGTAAGTTCTGATTATAAAGAGCTTTACGATACCATTCGTGCTATTGGGAAAATCAGGATCAGTCCGGAAACCGCAAAATCTCTTGGGGATGATTATAAGGATCGGTCCGGTATTCTCAAAAGCAAAATGTCCACTGGAACAGGGATTGAGCTTGATAGTATTTATCAGGAATTAAAGGGAAGATTCTCTGATATTCTTCCTGATGTTTCAAATACAGAGGATCAGTTCTATGCGATTAATGATTCAGTAAGAGAATTTATTTCTTTGAGAGACCAGGCATTTCGTAAGGTCAACGAAGATGAAGCGTATGAAGCTGTCGCAAAAAGCGTTGAAGATTTGAACACAGAACTGAGAGTGGCAAAAGCAGAAAGTGACGCATTTAACAGTTCTCTTTCTGAAATGAAGTCTCTTTCAGAATCATTTAAGTTCGATTTTTCTGGGCTTGAATCTGCGCAGAAAACTATGGATTCCATGGTTAAAAAGCCAAAAGCAAGAAAAGCCCCATCTGTTGAAAATGCGGATTTTGATAAGACAGCAAGGTCAATCGATGATTTATTCGATAAATATGGCAAAGCTGGATTAGGCATTGATTATTCCGACATGGGATTCCGAGAATTGCAAAGAGAACAAGCCAAGATGCAGAGAGAGGCAAGGAGATATAGCGCTGCACTGGATGAAAAGATTTCTGTTGAGCAACCAAGAGAGCTTGGAAAAGCGTATGATAAACTTGTGTATAAAATCCAGAGGGCAAGGAACGCAACCGCAGATCTTGGGGATGAAATCGAGAAAAGACAGAGGCTGTTTCGTGAGTTGGGTGGAGCTCTTACACAGTCAGGCGGAAAAGAGAATTCTGAGATTGATTCTGCAATTGAGGAATTTAAAGGGCTTGGAAAAGAGTTTGAGTTACCTACATTCAAGACAGAAGATGATCTCATTAAATACATTGATGCGGTAGAAGAAAAGTTCTTAGATTTGTATGAGGTAGCAAGACAAGCTGATAGCGAGGTTGATTTTTCTAATACAATAAAACAGCTTGCGTACTTAGATAATATTTTGGGTAGATCCAGAAGTTATTTAAGTTCGTTTCCAGATAAAGGTGAAAGCAATATTTCCATTCCAGAGACTTCGTATTCGGTAGATGTTAATGAAGCTCTGGATATGACATTCGGAGATGGAGCCGCAGAGTTTAAGAAGCAGTTAGATGAAGTAGGAGAAAGCGCTTCATCTGTCGGTTCTAAAATGAACAACTTTAAAAAATCGTTGGACGATCAAGAACTCAAGACATATGAGGCTCAGATTCGAAAACTGAAAAAAGAACTCTTTGAAATTGCTTCTCAGGGATTTAAGCAAGGCGATCCAGAGTACGATGAAAAGGCCAAGGAACTTGCGGTTCTAACAGCAAAACAGAAGCAGTATAACAAGGCTCTTCGTGATTCTGCAAATGCTGAGGTTGGTAAGTCCGGCAGTGCATCCAGATTGAAGAGCATCGGAAATGCATTCAGTTCATCCACTTCTAAAGTAAAAAAATTCACTACAACTGTGCGAAGTGGTTTCAAGAAAGCATCTGGGGCGGTTTCTGGTTTTTTATCAACGCTTGGAAAACTGGGGAAAGGACTGGCTTATCCAATAGAACAGCTTGGCCGTATGAGAAATGCGGTTTTTGGATTGCAACAACAAACAAATAAGGGAATGTCGTGGGGCAGGATGATCGGATCATCTGTCCTTTTTTCTTTTGTATTTCAAGGAATCAGCATGATCCAGCGGGCGATTGCTGAGGGTTCCAACAATCTCGTACAGTACAGCAATGCGTATAATCAGAGTATTTCATCGATGGTATCCGCATTGACATATCTGAAAAATGCGTGGGCGGCGGCATTTGCACCTATTGTGAATGTGGTGGCACCATATATTCAGAGTTTCATCAATATGATTGCCGGGGCTTTAAATGCAATCGGAACATTTTTTGCGGCGCTTACAGGAAAGGGATTTGTTGTACATGCCAAAAAGGTGGTGCAAAACTACGGAGCATCACTTGCAGATGTTGGATCTTCTGGAAATGATGCAGGGAAAGGGCTGGATGATGCCAACAAATCCGCAAAAAAGCTTCAACGAACAGTTTTAGGATTTGACCAGTTGAATATTTTAAATGATCCTAACGCAGGATCTGGCTCCGGAGGTGGAAATGGTTCAGGTAGTGGCGGAGGTGGTGGATTAGATCTGTCACCGTCAGAAATGTTTGAAACCGTTAAGGTTGATGGCCCATTAGCAGACTTTGCCAAGAAACTGCGTGAAGCGTTCCTTGCCGAAGACTGGGAAGGGCTTGGAGAAATCTTAGCCGATGGAGTCAACACAGGATTGCAGAAGTTGTACGATGCAATCAATTGGAAGAACGTAGGTCCAAAGATTACTTATTTTTGCAATGCTTTCACGACTACATTCAACAGCCTTGTTGATAATATCAACTGGGATCTGATGGGAAGAACGGTAGGAGCAGGAATAAATTCAATTATTAATACGTTGAATCTTTTAATTACCGGTATAGATTGGAAAAACCTCGGATCAAAGTTTGCTGAAGGTGTAAATGGAATATTTTATGAGGTAGAATGGAACAACCTTGGTCAATTTGTAGGAAACAAATTTATGATTATCTGGGACATTTTATATGGAACAGTAATGAATTTGGATTACGAGACAGTTGGAATTTCATTTGCAAATGCTGTAAATGGTATTTTTTCTACAGTTGATTTTGGAAGCATTGGTTTGACATTATCAACTGGATTAAATGGATTGGCAACTATTTTACGAAATTTTACTGCTACTGTTGACTGGAATGCTATTGCGGTGAATTTGTATACCGGAATTAATAATTTTATCCATACTACAGATTGGGTGGCACTGGCTTCATCCCTGAGTGGCTTTGTAATGAGTTTATTGGGAACCATTAACAAAGTGGTACAGAATACTGATTGGAATGCGATAGGAGTTGCAATCGGTGACTTCCTTGGAAACATTGATTGGATCGGAATCCTAACAACGGTTGGAGATATCATATATACGGCATTTAGCGGTGTCATATCAGGGCTGTTTGACACGGGAGCAGGAAGAGTTTTCCTTGCGTTCGTTGCCGGTCTGACGCTGTTAAAAGGAGTGTTTGGTTTTGTTGACTTATCCACAGAAATTCTCGGATGGATCACGAAAGCATCGGATACGTTTGGTGGATTCGGTGATCTGATTAAGACTGGAGTAGTTCCTAAAGTCTCAAGTGGGATCAGCCTTATTACAGGAAAAGGTGGTCTGTTTTCCAAAATTGCGTCTGCTGCGTCTACAGTTGTAGGAAAAGCAGGACCGATTTTAAGTAGTATTGGTTCTGTTATTTTCAGTCCACAAGGTCTTTTAATTGCCGGAATTGCTGGTGGAGTTGCTCTGATCGTGACTCATTGGGATGAGATCAAGGATGCAGCATCGAAAGTGAAAGATTGGGTCGGAGAAAAGTGGAATCAGGTGAAAGACTGGACATCGAAAAAATGGTCTGAAATCAGCACTTCACTTTCTAAAACATGGGACAATCTGAAATCATGGGCTTCTGAAAAATTCACGAACATCAAGGACAGCGTTTCCAAGGCTTGGGAGGGAGCGAAGTTAGCAACTTCAAATTTGTGGTCAAGTGCAAAGAAAACGGCCGGAAATATCTGGGAAAGCATGAAGAGTGGCGCATCAAATATTTTCGGATCAATCGGCCGCAAGGTAAAAGAAACTTGGTCAGGAACGGAATCCGATACGTCAAAGGCATGGTCGAATTCCAAAAGACAGGTGGATTCTTCGATTAACGGAATTGATAGCTCTGTGAAGTCAAAAATGAACTCTGTGAAGAGCATCATATCAAGTACGATGAACCAAGTTGGAAATATTTTTGAGTCAAAATGGCGTTCTATCAGTTCTACATCGACCAGTGCAATAGGCCAGATGCAGACAAGCGTCTCGCAAAAAATGGGAAATATGAAAAATAGTATTTCGTCTTCTATGAACTCTATTATCAGTTCCTATCGATCAAATTGGAAATCAATGGTGAACGTAACAAAAAGTGAAATGAATTCATGCGTGTCTGTATTTCGGTCATTTCCATCAAAAGTAAGTAGCGCAATGTCAAGTATGTACACGGTTGGAAAAAATGCGGCAAATTCATTCAAAAGAGGATTGCAATCTGTACATATTCCTACTCCACACATGAATATATCATCTTATTCCAAGCAAAGTGTTGGCGATAAGGTAATATCAATCCCTCGGTTCAAAGTCAAGTGGTATGCTCAGGGTGGTTTCCCAAATATGGGGGAATTGTTTATAGCCAATGAACGCGGGCCAGAACTTGTAGGAAGAATGGGGAACCGAAATGTGGTTGCAAATAATAATCAGATTATTTCTGGTATTGCAGAAGGTGTGGGACCTGCAATCTACAATGCGGTTTTAGCGGCCATGTCTCAATCAGTCGGAGGGAAAAATGGGGATGTTCATATAACTCTTGAGATTGATGGCGGTAAGCTGGTCACAAAAATCGTAAAAAAATATAATGAGATGAAAGGATCGGATCCAAACTTTGGATTTGTGTATTAGGAGGTGGTATCGTGAGTCAGCCTCTTGTGATTGGCAGTGTTACGATGCCAACCTTGAAAAAAGAAGGATTAACGATTACAAAAGAAAAAGTCTGGTCTGCGAATACAGGGAGGGCGGCTGACGGTAATTTAATAGGAGATCTAGTAGGGATCAAATATAAATTACAGTGTGAGTGGCCGCCTTTAAGTCGGGAGGATGTGGCAATTATTGATGCTGCTATTTCCCCCGCCTTTTTTTATGTGACTTTCCTGGATCCAGGAAGTAACAGTCGGATCACCAAAAGGTTTTATGCAGGTACTCCGACATATCCTGTATACAGTTATGTAAATGGAATGCTTACATATAACGGTGTAAAAGTAGATTTGATTGAAAAATAAACAGAATTGAGAGGAAAAAACGATGTTAAAAGGAACAAAAAGTATATCATTATCTTATCAATCAATAATCCATAATGAAGAAAGTGGAGATCGAATCGCAGTTTATATGTCTGCCCAAATCCCTGAGTCTGGCCGGAGCAACAGCAGTAAGACCATTCAGGATTTGGATCTGTACGAGGCAAATAAGGCGGAATGCCGCAAAGATATGGTTGACTTTGATAACTTGCTATTTGATCTGGAAGACCAGCAGACCCAGGAGGCAGGAGGATCAGAAGATACAGATGACAATCAGAAGAAGGAGGAAGCAGAGTAATGAAGATCAAGAATAAACAGATGGTGGCAGTTTTTAATGGAATTGCCAAAATCAAAAGGAAGCAGCTCCCGATCAAGGTTGGCTTTGCAATCAACAAAAATATGAAAGCTATGGAATCAGCGGCACAGGCATATGAAGAGGCACGTGCTGAGATTCTGGAAAAGTACTGTGCGAAAGATGAAAACGGACAGAATCAGACAAATGGAAATGAGTATGTGCTGAAAGACCGGAAAGCCTATGCTGAGGAGATGAACGAGCTTCTGGAAATTGAAATAGAGTTTCAGATCCATACCGTAACATTGGAAGACATAGAACGGTGTGACGATGGTAAATTTGACGCCCTTACACCAGAAGATTTGGAAATTTTGCAATTTATGATTGCTATGTAAAAAACGGATGGAGTGATAGGAAATGTATCAAGTTTCAGATGCCTTTTCTCAGTTGATTAAAGAAGACTCCAGAACATTTAAGGCTCTTATTTCTATTGATGATACAATAATAACGTCTGGAATAAAGAGTATAAAGGTAAACGGCGGTTCTAATCGTGGAGATGATTTCACGGTTGGATCTGCCGTTTCTCAATATATTGAGATGACTCTTGAGAGCATGGATGTTCAATTTGAAAGTAAAGAACTATTACTTCAGTTTGGCTTGGAAGTTAACGGATTGGTTGAATATGTGCCAATGGGGTATTTTACAACTAAGAAGCCGGACAAACAAGAGGATGTCATTTCAATTACTGCATATGATCGCATGATGAAAATGGAGGTTCCATGTTTTCTAAGTCTTCCGGACAAGACTACCACAACGGCGGTTTTATCAGAAATTGAAAATCTAACTGGAGTTCCGGTTGTAACGGAAGGTTTAGATTCTTTAAGTATAGACAAGCCAGTTGGCTATACGTGTAGAGAGGTACTTTCCTATATTGCTCAGATGTACGGTGGCTTTGCAATATGCAATAGAACCGGAGAAATTGAAATCAGAACATATATAGATTCTAATTATGAAATCAATACGAATCGGTATTGGGATGGTTTTACACATAGTGATATTCCATACATTGTAGAGAAAATCACGTGCTATATGGGACAAGATGAAGAAGGAAATGATATTTCAGTAAGTGCAGGGAGTGGCACAAGAGAAATCAGCTTCTCTAATCCATTTATGACACAAGCTATTTTAAATTCCGTATGGGACGTTATTGGAGATTTTGCATATATGCCGGGATCAATTCGGTTTCTGGGAGACCCGTGTATTGATCCATGGGATATTCTAACAGTAAAAGACAAAAACGGAACATCCTATAAAGTGCCAGTTATGTCTTTAACTGTAGAATTTGATGGTGGTCTTACAACGGAAGTGGAAGCGTCTGGAAAGTCGGAATCTGAGCAGGTAAATGGGTTTATAGGTCCTAAAACAAACGAAATGGATCGATACTATGCACAGCTTGTTTTGATCGATCATGCGCTGATAAACAAACTCGATGTTGATACGGCAAAAATTACATATGCAACCATTCAAAATTTGGAAGCTGTTAATGCTCACATTCAAAATTTGGAAGTTGAATATGGTGAATTTGAAGATTTAACAGCGGGGAATTTGGAAGCAATCCATGCAGTCATTAATGTCTTAGAAACCGACAGCGCCAATATCAAGTCCTTGCTCTCCGGAAATGCTGGGATCGGCGACCTCCAAAACATCCACCTTACATCGGCCAACGCCGTGATTGACAGCGCTCTGATCCGCAACGCCGTCATGCAGGCGGTGACAGTCAACGACCTTCTGGCCGGAACGATCAGCACAAATAAGTTCCGGATCCAGTCGGATGATGGCGGGATCTCCATTGTCGGCGCCACACAGCAGTGGAAAGACAAAAACGGCACAGTCCGGATGCAGGCAGGTCTGGACGCAAATGGTGACTTTACCTTTGCTCTGTTTAATGCGGAGGGCACCGGAACCCTGATCGACGATGAGGGGATCCATCCTGGGGCGATTGCCGACGGGATGATTGTTAATGATATGGTAGCGGACGATGCGGCCATCGCAGGAAGCAAGCTGGATATCGTCAGCCTTTTTGAGGAAATGAACGGATCCACGGAGGTTTTAAAGAGCAGCCGGATCTGGTTTGATGAGAAGAACCAGAATCTGAGCCAGGTTTATTCTCAGATGTCAAGTGAGATCACGATGGCAGGGTCAGCGGCGGATGCAGCCCAAGACGCTGCACAGAAAGCCCTGGAAGCGGTCAAAGGGATTGATACGCTGGATGCGATCAGCGCCGTACTCAGCAACGAAGCGCATGTGGTACATACGAATACGGACGGATCCGGCGGGGACTATTCGGACTGTAGCACAAAAATCACCGTCTACTCCGGGGATGCGGATGTATCGGCAAAAGCAACGTATGAGGTCACGAAGTCCAATGGCGTGACCGGAACCTGGAACGCCCAGACAAGGACGTATCAGGTAACAGGCATGACAACCGATGACGGATGGGTGGATATTGACGCCCTTTACGGGACAGGAGATATGTACCTGACAGACCAATCCGGCAACAAACTGACAACCCGAGATGGAAAGTACCTGGTTGTCCGTACCGGCGGCGCACATATCAAGAAGCGCTTCTCGATCAGCAAGGCTCCAGACGGCAAGATCGGTGTGTCCTACAATCTGCGGTGCAGCACGCTAGTGATCCGGAAACAGCAGGATGGCACGATGATGCCGTCCCAGGTGACTTTTTATGCACAGTATAACGATGGAGTTCTGCTGACGGACTACATAGGCCGTTACAAGATCGAGGAGAGCACCGACGGGACGGACTATGCACAGAAGTATATGTCTGCGGCTGATGAGCTCTGGAAGAATTACACGCCGTCTAGTGGGAATGTCAAGGCGATCCGCTGTACCCTGTACTCGTCGGGCGGGCTGAATGAACTGGACAGCCAGAGTGTGATTGTGCTGACAGATGCGGAAGGGCTGGTGGAGGATATCGACGAAGTCCGGAAAGGGATGCAGACGATCCGGACGGACGTGACAAACATCCAGACGGGCATGAAAGGGATACAGGCGGATATATCCAGTATGCAGACAGATATCATAGGAGTAACGGACAACACGCTACTCTTTAACGTCCAGTACAACGACAATGGGAATAACACCGTGACGTTGACAGCGAAAGTCTATAAAGAGGGGAAAGACGTGACAAGCACGTTTACAAGCCGGTGGTTTACCTGGTGGGCGAAAAGCGAGTCAGGTGAGAAGTACATCGGCTACGGATATGGGATCACGGTAAAAAAAACGGATGTAGGCTTCGGGTCTACCTATATTGGGCGATTTATTACCTACGAAACAAGATATCTGAAAACAAGGTCAGGAGCCTATTTGAAAACGAGAAAAGGCAATAGACTGACGACATGGATAGAAACGTAAAGGAGAGATTAAACGTGGCAGATCAGATGATTAATGCATTACCAACAAAAACGGAGCCGGTAACAGGTGACAAAGTACTTCTGTCAGGAGCGTCGGAGGAGTATCTGATTGATTACGACAAGCTGGCAACGGCAATTTTGAACAAATTGACTTCCAAAACCTTTACCCTAGACCAGGGGACAAAGACATTGGTGGCGGCGCTTAATGAACTAAATAGTAAGACATTTGAAGCTTCAAATGTTGTGACAGACATCTTACAACTTGACGAAATGGAGAAAACCAAGATTTCGTATGTAAACGGCGCTCTGATAAACCAAAAATCCGTTTATGGATTCGCACTTACTATTGACTATGGCTCAGTAATGTCGCAGTTAGTTTTTGGATCATTCAGTGGGGCGTCTGGCATTGCGGTAAGAGGAAAATCTGGATCGCCTTTGCAATGGAAAGATTGGAAGTTTTTATAACATAGAAAACTTAAAGTTAATTCTGTCAAATTCTTTCCATTCCCTGCCTCCTATTTGTACGACTACACAATTTTTTCGGTTTTAATTCGGTATAATAGTGGATCTTGGTCAGCATAAATACGCCCGGTCAGAATTACATCTCCTGCCCCAATCATACAAAGAATATCCATTTGGCTTCCGGCACCTACATATACAATACCTTTTCCGGTAATTGTATAAGTAGCGTTAGTTATTTCTTGCATTGCAGTCGCTGACAAATAGAGCGGATAACTAATTCCAACTTTCAATTTGGTTCCAAGGTTAAGAAAATCCTGTTTGGACGTTGCATATACGCTTGTCTTACTATTTAGTTCACTACTGTCTGCTTCCTGTCCTACAATGGGAACAGGAGGTGAATGGAGAATGATAGAGAAAGTAATTAATGGAGTGGTAGCGGCGATGCAGGAAGATCTGACAGACGAACAGCTTCGGAAGTTGGAAAATGTATTGTTGGTACAACTCCACGGGCTGAAAATCGAGGAGGAATGTATGGAACTTGTTGTTAGTGAGAGGCACTGGGAGAAGATCCTGCGGTTGTATATCGCCAGTAAACGGCTTGAGAATTGTGCAGAAAGTACGTTGCAGAATTATGAGCGGTGTATCCGGATGCTGATGGAGGCGCTGAATAAACGGCTTCCGGACATTACGACCAATGACTTGCGGTTTTATTTGGCGATATATCAGGAACAGAGGAAGATTTCTATATCTTACATGGAAACTCTGCGGCATTACATATCCAGCTTTTTCAGTTGGGCAGCGGATGAGGGGTACATTGTCCGGAATCCGGCTCGGAGGTTGAAACGAGTAAAGGTGCCGCAGAAGATCAAGAAGCCTTACACGGCGGAGGAGAGGGAACATCTAAAGGATATTGCCAAGACGCAAAGGGATCTGGCGATCATGGAGTTGTTGTATAGTACGGCTGGAAGAATTGGTGAAGTGGTGGCAATCAATCGGGAGGACATTGACTTTTATAAAAAGGAGATTGTGATCTGGGGGCAAAAGGGGAAGAAAGAACGGACGGTGTATCTGACGGACGGATGTATCTACCATCTACGGAAGTATTTGGATAGTCGGAAGGACAGCAATCCAGCGCTGTTTGTTTCCCTCCGGCGCCCATACAAGAGAATCGGAAAGAACGGTATTGAAGCAATGCTGAGGAAGCTGGGGCTTACAGCCGGGATCCATGCCCATCCACACAAATTTAGGTGGACGATGCTGACGGACGGAGGCGCACGAGGGATCCCGCTTCAGGAACTACAGGCATACGCAGGCCATACCAAGGCCGATACGACGATGTTGTATATATCAGTTAAGCAGGAGGCGGTAAAAGCATCGTTCATGCGGTGTATCGCATAAGGAAGGTATAAAATATAGGAGTTTTAAAGCCGGCCGTATGGGTGGCTTATTCGTTGCGCCGGCGCAAAAGTAGCAAGTGGAAGAGCGCATATTTAACAAAATAGTAAGACAAAATTCAATGCGCAATCAATTTCGAAACCATCAAATGTAGATGGCATTGAAATAAAATTATGGACTGCTACAGTGCGGAGAATCGGAAGAGCTGCTTATATCCAATTTAACGTCCAAGGAACCATCACAAAATATAGAAGCTTTATTACACTTTTCACTCTTCCGGAAGAATTACGTCCGGTATCAACAGTTATGATTAACTACATTACACAAGATGGAGAGCCAATGTTTTTAAATATATCGTCAACAACCGGCGAAGTTCAAATATATGCCAGCACGTCAATCAAAATTGAAGATGGCTTTCTTTTAAGACAGTGCATTGCATTTGTTTGTGCAGGTGATTAGACAACCCACTCTCCTCTTCGCTTTACCTGGAACTTTGGCTCGCTGATCGTATAGCTGAAAGCCCAGACAGCTCGATATGTGTCATCATCATAGGTTTGCACAATAGCCGTAAATACACTACCGTAAACAATTCGGACAATATAAGTTTTAGAATCGGACGGCATATCATCTGCACATTGACGTAGCATTGAGTCAATGTTTTCAAATGTGTTTACTTTATAATTTTTATATGCGAATTTAATTTCACTTGACGTCTTACTATTTAGTTCACTATTAGAAGAATCTATTCTAAAGGGTATCCGTAAAGGGTGCCTTTTAACATGGATTTTTTACAAGAAAGACGGTGAAAACAGTGTGCGATTTGAAAGAGAGATAAACATATACGGGGATGAGGCCGTTCTGAAACGATTCAAAACAAATGAGACAAGTATCTCTGTGGTACAGGGCAAGCTCTCGGCGTTGATCAGTGAATCAGAGCTTGTGGAGTTGGAAAACAGTAACGCCACTATGTACAGCAAATTGGCGTCGGCGGTTATGAAGATCGATTCCCTGGAGCTGAACTTTTCGGATCTGACTACAAAATATAATACAGTATCCGGGCAGTATACCTCCTTGGACAGCAAGGTGGCAACGTACAAGGCGAGCGTGGACGGATTATCTGCTAATATCTCGACGGTACAGCAGAATCTGAGCAAGAACTACAGCACAACAGCACAGATGAATTCGGCAATCAACGCTAAGGCGAACTCTATTACTGCATCGGTGTCCAGCACTTACGCCACTAAAAGCTCACTTAATTCAGCTACCGGACGGATCTCGTCGCTGGAAACATGGAAAAATGAGGCGAGTTTAAAAATCACAGACAGCGCCATTGTTGCCACAGTGACGTCCTCCAGTGCATGGGAGGGAAAAGCGGATAAAGGCAAGTTGATAGCACAGATCAACCTGTCATCCGAAAGTGCCACAATTAAAGCATCTAAGATTAAATTAGAAGGATTGGTGACAGCCAACTCCAATTTCAAAATTCTTACGGATGGAAGTATTGTAGCTAAAAACGGAACATTCACAGGAAGTATTACAGGTAGTAAAATTACTGGTTCGGATATTAATTTTGAAAATAGCGAAGGGACAATTAAAATAAATGCTGATGGATTCCATGTTAAGAATAATAGTGGAGCTGGGCTTGGCGTTTATCTTACTCCGTTAGATCCATTTAACGGTCCATATCTCATTATAGTAGATGAAAAAACCGATGGCACTTTTTGCGTTCAAGCGCCTGTTAAAGATCCGATTCCTACTTTTGGATCTCAATTTCTTTGGGCAACGAATACGAGCATCGATTTTTCTTTTAGTATGGATACATATGGAATAAGTTTTTATAGAGGAGATAATTCTTTTATACTTTCTTTGGATCCTATTAGTAAATATGAACCTCTTGTATTTGAGATTGATGGAATAAGATATTGTGGCGTTACTTCCGAGCGTAGTAAGTATGCAAGATGCTTAAATTTTGTCAATAATTCAGGTGTATCATATGGGGAAATAGTTACAATTACAAAAACGTATACCTTTGATGTTTCAGAATCAGATGCAAGATTAAAGAAAAATATAGATATCTGTGCAACATCGGCACTTGATAAGATTGATAGAATTGCTTTCTATCAGTTTGATTATAAAAATGGTGGTCATCAAGATATTGGTGTGATTACTCAACAACTGAAAACTGTTGATGAAAAATTTATCAGAAGTGTAGGGCAAAAGGACATCAGAGGAAATGTACTGGATACTATGGAGCAGCCTATAATCAGCCAGCTTGTCTTTCTATTATTAAAAGCAGTGCAGGAACTATCCGACAAATACAGAAAGATTGAATCTGAGGTTTCAAATACGAGGAATATCATGCTATTAAGCGAATTAGCTAGTGATAGCAATAGCCCAGATTATATGCTTGAAGAATTAAGAGAGTTATCAAAAAATGATATCATATTTCCCAAGAAAGGGTGAGAGACGTGATAGAGATCAGAGCGAGACCGTAAACCGGTCTTATTTTTGTGCAAAAAATGATAGGAGAGAAGTGGGTAT